TGGTCAAGCCACTCTTGCATGGCGCGTGCTGTTTTCAGGAAGGTCCATGACATGAAGCCATTTCCCTGCTGTCGCAAGTTACTCATAGCCGCTTCCCCCCGCCTGCCAGTTCCCATTCCTGTATCTCTATCAGGACTCTCGCTGCTGGCTGCGGTCTACCCGGCACTCCTTCAGTTACCAGATCAACGTTGAAGCGTGAATTGCCTGCAGCGATTTGGTGATGAACCCCGGCGTAGTGTCTGGTCGGTACACTGTTATGGGTGACCCTGTATCGACTCGCCAAGAACTCGACCACATCCCCGCTGGCCAAGGCATTGTCATACAAAAGTTGCCTGGTCCGGTAGCCGTGTGAAAACCTTATCCCAGCAGGAACAGAAGTCCTCGCCAGTACGGTGAAATCTATGGCCGTGGTCACCACCGGGGTCCCGATCGGCACACTCCAGTATGCACCTCTATTAGGGATGATCAGGGTTTGGCAGCCGCGGACTAGGGCGTTAAAGTGCTTGGGCGCTGCTGGTTGTCCATCCTCGCGGAGTTTCATCAGCATTTCCCGCGTGGCCGGAACATGGCCTGTCACCTGCGCACCGTCCTGTAGCATCAAATCCGTCAGGTTCACAGTCCCAGTTGCGTCTTGCACGACCGCCCTGACATCGATTCTAGTTATGCTCTTTTCTTTTTCCTGCGGTCTGATGACCTTGAAGACTCTCTCCATGCTACTGCTCAAAGGAGAAACGTATCTCTGAAGCATGACCGCTCCAGAGAGTGGGCAGGACTCCACCTTGGAGCATTACGTCAGTCATCTGGACTACACCTAGAGCGTCTTCCATGCATAGCCTTACGTCTATTCTGGCCACTCTCTTGCTGGCCGGGATTGGCAATACTACGTCTTGCCAGGACACGTTTACCACCCCCAAACTAGACTAGTGATATGAAATGCGTCTCGCTGGTTCCGTCTGTGTAATGCATCACAACCTCAATCCCTACCTTGCCGCCCCCACCTAAGAGGATGTTTTCTGTCTGCGCCCGCAAACTGAGCACATAATTCTCTCGATGTGCTGGCCAGACAGTCTGTGCAAGGGTCTTAGATACACCGAGGGCGCCCACCGCCCGGAAAGAGGCTGGCCCAGAGAAACCTTGAGTATTGTCCACCGTCCAGCCATCGTTGACCCAATAGGCAAACCCATCATTCGCACGCGAGTTTAGCAGGTGGTTAAAGACCATGAGCTGAGCGATGTCTCGTGCCTGGACGCTTTCCTCTGCTTCAAAAACATCCAGTGCGCGGGCCACCTGGCTGAGCGCCTGCGACAGATCTGCCCGAACCGTCGACAGTTCAATGTCGCTCTCCCACGGCTTCTCTACGCTGTAACGCATCCGCACCACACGGGTCTTAATAGATATCCCCGCGGTTTCATCATGAACCGTTACAACATCCCCTACACGAACTCGGTCTTCCTCATAACCCGGGAGCATGGATAAGTCCACAATCCCGCAGATGTAACTGGTTTGAGGCGTGTTCATTGTGGCAAAGACTGCTTCGGCATACTCCTTGAGCTGGTGCGGGTCAGTGAAGGATTCGGCGAGTAAAACGGCCGACGGCGGTGGGTTATGCGGGCTTGGCACCTCCAGATAGGGGACACCGCCATTAACCAGGGCAATGGTCATCCCCCGGTGCCCGCGGGGGTACAGCCTATGCACGGTCTCAACAATGCTTATCTCCGCTTCAGCCGTGCGCAGGTTTTTCCCTCTCAGGAAGAATACGCCCGTATCTGCGCCACCTGCCGCTACCACTGACACGGTGCGACGCACCGTATCCCAGACAATCTCTGCATTAAAGGTGCGCTCCAGCTCGCGCAAACACTCCAGGCGGTTACTGCCGCCATTCCAGCGCAGGCTTCGCCGTGCTGCAACCGACACCGTGCCCGCCGTCCAGCCGGAACCGGGCAGCAGACAGGCCAGGATATCTGACACCAGCGCATTCACCCATTCCTGCGCCGGGAGCGTGGGGAGCTTGCTCAGGTCGTACCAGAGCGCCCACGCTTCAACCTCCACAAACCGGTGCCCCTGTGCATCCTCCCTGTGGTTCAAGATCATGGCCCGATAAATCTTACCCGCCAAGTCCAAGGTGGCGTCGACAACAAACTCCTCCGGCACTGGATGGGGCAGAACAAACGTCAGCCTATCTTCCCCCGCCAGCGTCTCATGGAGAAAGATATCGTGGGCCTTAGAGAGCAAAGCTACAGGGCGCAATTGGCCGTCGACCACCACAGGCAGTGCGTGCCCCACGTGAGTGAACCACGCTGGGGCCTGCCACGGTACGGGCAGCATGTTATACCGCTCACCAGCGTTGTATCCTCTGCCTGTGTTGTACATCTTACACACTCCTCAGAAACACAGCTGGCCTGGAACCGGTGATGTACGGTGCCCCTGAGGGGAATGAACTGGGGAACCCATCTGCGTAAGGCCTGGCTAGCCGATATCCCGTACAGGCCGAGACCCCTAAGTCCTCGCTGCCCAGCGCAAGCATGCCTGCAGGAGATAGGCCCTGCAGACCTGGTGCCGCGTCTTGCAGACGAGCCAGCCAGTATAGCCCCGGCGCGAGTATTAGGTTAATTGTCAGTGCCCGGATACCGACGGTTCCCGTTGTTACCACCCCTGCATCGAGCACAAGCTCTCCCGGATACACCGCGCCGGTATCCGCATAGATACCAAGCCTCGCGTTTCCTGCGGCTAAGGACGTGACATTGATGGCGATGCGATCAAAAGCCTGGGTCACCGGAACATAAAACGGCATCATGTCCTGATTGTTGGCGGAGGTCGCAAGACCTGCCAGCGTAGAGGCGTTAATACCGGCATGATACAGCCCTGCCCGCCGATAGCGCAGGTAATCAAGTGCATCAAGGCTCAGTTTGTCGGTCGCAGACATGAAGCCAGCTGCTTCAGTGGTCACCAACGCGTGGACGGCGCTACCTGCACCTGCGTGATCCAACAACGGCGAGCTCGCTATCGTGTAGGTGAAGTCAGCCGTTATGACCGCATCACTGGCCTGCTGCAGAGAAAACACCACCATCCCCTGTGCCGCATAGAGGACATATTCCGCAAGCGGCACGATATCGCCGCCCCGCCTGACAATTGGTGCCGGGGTCTCCAGCCAGTTCCTCAGTGTCCCTTCATAGATCCGACGGTGCATGGCAGGCTCAGCCTGATCGGACACGGCCTGCAACTCATGGTCGGTGGTGGTGGATGTATGCATGTCTAGCACTGTCTCGACTTTGTTTATTGCGTCCTGAATGCCGGATATATCCGCACTATAAATCTCACGACTGGGTATCTTTT